GCACCTGCCCCGGCCATGATCCTGTCATTGGCCGAGCGCAGATTCGTCGTTTGTGAGACACAAAGGAGGGGTGACGAGCCCAGCCAGTGGTCGGTATCCTTACGGAGATGATACCAATCCGTCAATCTTCAAGCAAAGCTTTGGAGTTAGATTTCCAAGTGGACGAACGCGACTCCACCAAGCGCGGACACTGTTTTACAGGTTTGTCATCCCTGCAGTACTTGACTACAAATTTGTAGAAGGGGAAACTGATCCCTTGAGCAAGATCCTGGACCGGAGCCAGAGATGACCGGGTTGGTCAGCCGTGACTACTGGGAAGTCAGACCTCACCACGAAGCGCGCCGGAACGTAGGTGTCAGTTAAATGAGCGTTCTCCGATTCCTCAGGAGTGCTCCAAGATAACTTAAACCATTTGTTCGAGAACTCATCACAAGGAAGAGCGCTCGTAACAGCGTTGCCCATGGACTTCACGGACGTGTGCAACAAACTGCTGCCATCCCCACCTCCCCACACGTTTGAAGTTGTGAAGGAGGTGGAGGAGGCCATAGTTCGGGTGTTGGTTGGGACGCTATCTGCATAATCTAAGAGAAATCCCATTTCAATCGACCCATCTGTCTGAGTAGAACATCTGGGGAGATACACGATTTCCCAATGCTTAGGTCTCCACAACGCATACGCCTTAGCTATGGTTCCAACACGGTCCAATGCAGCGGGTGACACAATGAATACCTGGGAGTCGGTAGTTCCAGCTGTGCGCTGAAAACCACCTAGGTAACTGGTGATCATGCCGGTATCAAACCAGTCACTCACACCAGCGGTCCTGCCTCTACCAGCCTTCAAGGTGGAACCAACCGCTGCTGGAGGGTTCAAAGGTCGAGAGACTGGCTCCATCGACCGGCCACGCCTCCTGCGGCGGCCCCCAGGCTGCTGCTGAGCCTTGGGTTTTGGTTGTTGCGGGGCTTTCGTTGCTGCTCCTTTCCTCACCATCATTTCCGGAGACCCGGCCAATCCGGCGGAGGTATCTGACTATCTGGCCCCAGCGGCGAGAAGAGCTTAGCTCCATCTCCAAGCTTTCCACATCATGTGGTCCACTGAGATATCGAAACAGACACTTGGGCCACGTCTCCAGTTCCGCTCGACCCTTAGAGATGAGATGGGAGCAAAAGCTCACCTCCTTCAAATCTCCGTTGGGGAGCACTGGACACGCTTCATACTCTTTACAGAGATGGCCTAGTGCTGAATATTTCCTGGGAGCATCATCGACCCATCCCTCAACAGAATCATCTCCCATTGCGATACACCAAGGCGAGCCGATGAGCTCAGCCATAAGGCAGCGAATGCGGGAGTTGGAGCTGGAGGTACAGTACGACCCGGACTTCATGAGTCCTGGCAGTTCCTGGGCTAAGAGCTCTCCATTCGTTAATTGGAAGGTAGCGTTCATCAAGCAGTAAAACCGCGATATAGCTGCCTTCGCCATCAACGCTGGAAACGAGCCTAGCTCAATCCTCATAGATACGTCAGCCCAGAGTTCCCAATCCTGAACGGACCAGTCAAACCCTGAGATATCAGCCATGGCACCCGGGTGGGTTTGGTGCTTGCGCGCCAAATCCTCCCATAACAGCGCGACTTGGCTAGCTTTCGACAGACCCATCCCGGGTTTAGAGGGATTTGAATGCCACAAAGCAATCTCTGTGGTATTCTGGGGTCCGAAAAGCATGCGTTCTACCAGTTGATCTACAAGTGAGACAGAAGAGATAAGTCGGAAGCGACCTTGTTCAATCTTCTGTCGAGAATGAGGTTCCTGTTTGACAAAGAGTCTCACTGGATCGCACAATCCTCTTTTCACGAGTTCTTCTGGAGACCAATCGTGCTGGCGCGGGTCTACGGATGCCAAGGCATGGAGCCTTTCCACCACAGCCTCACACACCAAGGGCCAAGCTACATCAATTACTTGCTGGTTGCTGACCCCGATTTCGGCGAGGGGGACGCCGGGACTTGCTTTGAGGTTGATTTCCCCCGAGTGCGCGATCTTTTCGATTTCTGCGACGAAGTCTTCGCGACACCAGGGCTCTCTGCGGAAGCAGGAGCGGGGTCTGGACCTCGGGTACTGGGCTTGGAGGTTAGTGATTGCCAATTGCAGATTGGCGGGCGCTTCGACTCTCTCAAACCTGCCGGCTTGGAAGAGGAGCGATCCGATTTCTGCTTTTGATCCGCGGCTTGGCCAGGCGAGCTCTTTGAGTTCTGGGAACTCTGTCTCAGCAGCTCGAACATCTCTGTGAACCGCTCTGCACACAGCTTCTCTAAACCGGCAACTCGACTTTCCAGCGGATCGGAAAGGCATGCCGTTGGAATTGATGATTCCTTCGTCACGCCAGACGTAGCCCGCGTACTCGATAAGTTGGCCAAGGGCGGACTGCCCCGTAGGGAGCCCGCCCGCTGGTAGTTTAAAGGCCGGATTGCAGTTTCTTGGGTGTCCTCGTCATCACTATCACCCCATGCTTTTCCTCCACCCAAGGGTTTGTATCTTGCGACACGCAACGCCTCAGCTGTTGTCCACTCTCGGTCGGAGGTTTTCACCGTAATGCCGGATATATTGTACTCAGTAAAAGCAATTCCTTGCTCTAGCCTTTCCGTGTATGTCTCAGCATCAAGCTCTCGGGCGGGGCCACTGCTTTGGTCGGGATATAACTCACTGTTTTCAACAGTGACAAATTTCCGCACAACCCTAAAGGCCATAGCCACGTTACACGCTCTATTGACCCCCGCAGATGGTCTCGCACCCAAGTGCAACCCGACGATTGCGTCCTTGTGGTAGAGTGGAGAGCCTGACCACCCCCCCGTTGTCGTCACTTTCGTGACTATGCGGAAGGGATTTTCCAACTCCGCCACACCAGTGGCACAGTAGGTGGTCTTTGAGTCTAGGCCTCCATAGACTGTTACGACGGTTCGGCGTTTGAGCAATTCCAAACGAGCCACACCGACGCCTAGAACAGACCAAGCGTTCCTCGGCACGGACACAAGGACAAAGTCCAAGTCCGAATCAGCAGAGCTCGCAACGATTGGGCATCCGCTTATCGGTACCTTCTTTCCGTCCTTGCAAAGGTGAGAGATGTTGGTCTCCCACACATGCAGGGCTGTCAAGAGGTATTCCTGGCCATCAGGGCCTTTAATCCGGGAACCCCAGCCTGATAGCAGATCCTGCGAGTACAAAGCCACTAGGGACTTCGGCGTTTGACTGCTTTCCAGAGGCTGTAGCCGTGAGTTCTCAACTGCCATCTCTACTGTCTCCTTCCTTGTTGAAGCGGAGGACAGAGCGGAAATAGGCAGGATCACGTCAAACGACTTGCCATCATAGATAGCAGGAGCAACATAGCCATACCGGGGGTCAAAGACCGGCTCTCCTATGACCCGTGCGGGACTAGGACGAGTCGCTTCCAAGGAAACGCCCAGAATTAGCTCTGAAGCTTCTTGCCATACTGCGCAGACGATCCAGTTGAGCACCACGCTCACTAGGATCCCCATACATATCAGAGTGGGTGGGGAGTCTGTCATGGCTGCCGCCATTGCGACGGATACGAGGAGAGCTAGCTTTGACCAGCTCATCCTGCTCATCAACATCACGGACTTGCAGTTTCCAACAACAGAACAACCCATTCTTGGTCACCCTCAACCAACTAACCTCTGTGCTACTCTGTCCTGCCACGGCTGTAACAGCAATTCCACGTTACACTGTAAGAGAAATCGCTAGATACTTTGAAGCCTTTGGGCAGGGATGGAATCACAACAGTTTCGCGGAATTCACAGATATCACAGTGAACTGTCAAGCTCACAGGACCTCTGATCTTCGACCAGCGATGTTTGTTGGACTCACACCGGAACAGAACAACTTCAACGCCTTGGCGGAAGAAGCACGAGCGGACGGGAATGGACTTGACAATTGTGGAATCGCCTGTCAACAAATCGTCGCTCGTGTAGCACTGAACGGTTATAAAACCAGGGGGAGGTTCGCACATCTAAGCTACTTCTCAACCTCTGATTCGGGAGGGGAACGATAACAGTGTGTCTTTCTTCGCACTATTATC